ATGTCTAAAAAAAATTTTGTTTCTCAAAAACAGAAGGCAACTATAGAAGAGATAGTTGCATGGAAAACGCCTACTTTTCATCAGGCTTCAGAGTGTTATGTTGCCGTGTCTGCTTTCGACCCAACAATAGGAAAGCTTCATACGAAGAAGTTTATGTTGGGGAGAATTAAAGGCAAACGTGAGCAACGTGTGTATGGCGAAGCCTTTAAAAAGAGACTTATTGAAAAGTTGATGCAGGGTTGGAATCCATGGATAGAAACCATGCAGCCTTTAGAATACACGAAGTTTGATGATGTTTGCGATAAGTACCAGGACTACTTAATGAAGCTGTATAAAGAACGAGGTATGCGCGAGGATAGCGTTTCGTCGTATCTTAGCAGGCTTCGGGTATTGAGGAAATGGAAAGAGGTAGAGAAGGTGAACCTGTTCTATTCTTATCAGTTTAATAAGAATATTGTCGGACAATTTCTTGACTACATATTTATAGATAGGAATAATACTATTCGGACACGAAATAATTATCTTACTTGGCTGAAGGTGTTTTGCAAGTACCTTGTAGAACGAGGATACGTACCTAATAATCCTACTGAAGGAATGTCATCTACTCAGCGAAATAGTCAACTAAAGAATAGAGACGTGATACCTGATAAGGTTATGACGGATATTAAGGAATGGCTGGAGGAACATAATAAATATTTCTTACTGGCTTGTTATATCTTACATTATTTATTTGTACGACCGAAAGAGATGAGTTTCTTAAAGGTTGGTGATTTCTCTATTAAGAATAAGACTTTAACGCTTCACGGATCTCATACCAAGAACCACAACGACGCCACGCTTACGCTTCCCGACCATGTTCTGCGCTTGATGATAGATTTGAACATATTTGCCTTTCCAAGTAATTATTTTCTTTTTAGCGATGGTTTTATGCCTGGCACGAATAGACGAAGCGAGAAGACTTTCAGAGATTATTGGCATCTACACTTGCGCAAGCATCTTAAGTTCTCTGATCGTTACAAGTTCTATTCGCTTAAAGATACTGGTATAACGAATATGCTGAAGGCTAACACTGACGTTCTGACTGTGCGCGACCAGGCACGCCACTCTTCTATTCTCATTACGGACAGATATACGCCGAAGGATATTAAAGATGCGAATGCCTTGCTACTGAAATATCATGGAGTTCTTTAATATTGTTACGACCATTTTCTTGAGTTCAGGAAAATGGTTGCCATTTATTTATAAATAAAGAATGTAGGATTGCTTATCTTGCCTTCCTACATTCCATCTATCCTACACCTTATTATATATTAGGCATCAATCTTCTATATCAATGAACACCTTGCCACCTTGAGCTATAGTTTCTTCTATACGCTGCTGCAAGATAGCCATAGTGGCACGTGAGTTTGACACTTGCCCTACTCGGTCGTTCTTGCCAGGCAGAAGACATCCTTCTGTATTAGCATCGGTGTTACCAGGATGAATGCGTACACCTGCATAACCAGGCACATTCAAAAGGATTGGTAGTTGTCTTCGAAATCGAGCAGATAATGTTACACGTATTTCATAACGACCTGAAGGAATAGCCGTCTGTCCATGAATCTTTATTTTTTTTATTTCTTCAGGTGTCATGTCCTGGCGCAACCCCCTTACGGTATCTTCGAGGACGTTCGAGAAAAATACTCCATTGATAAAGAGGTTACCTATCGTGTATTTCTCTTTTTTCCATTTACGTTCTAATTTTAAATTAAGATCCATATTATCTCACTCCCATTTTTCCTTGTTCTATCATATTGAATATGGCTAATACGCCTTTGTAGGCTGTTTGTCCGCCATCGTCGGGTAGGGTTTCCCACTGTCCACCAGAGAAGTGCTCTGTGTTGTGGGTGTAGGTGGCTTGACGGTGTGGGTCTAACACATACGATGGGGATTCTCCTTGTGTTATCAGTGCTACTCTGTCGGTGAATTGTAGCACTTTTGCTATTGTATTCGTCGTGTCGGCTTGATAGGACACGGTGTGTAGATAGCCATCTATTACTACTTCGCAGGTTACTAACTCTTGTTTGCTTAAAATTTTTGTTTGAATGTTCATAAAGCGTATAATGTTTAAAGATTTCTTCCTCTACGGAGTTGGGTGGTTGATATGCGCCCATCTCTGAATATATATATTGTTATGATTGTCCACTCTTTAGCTACGTCTGTTGCACCTCCATCGGGGCGTATTCTGCCATTGTCGCGTAGTGTTACTTGTGGTTGGCAGGCTGCATATACGCCATTTACGGGGTTGTTGCTTGCTACTGCCATATCTCGTTGGAAGTATCTGCCGTTATTGTTTTTCACTTGTTCTTGTGTCCAGTCGCCATCGGCTATGTACACGCTGTCTATTTGTGCTGCTGAATACATATATACCGATGTTCCTATGGGTTTTCTGTCGGTGAAGAATGGGTCGAATATTCTGTGTTCGGCAGGATAGCTGGCTACTTGCATTCCGCCTATGTAGCATACTTCCAGCGAAGAGAAGTTTGCTATGCGCATATTCTCTGCTCTTGTTCCATCTGGCGAGATTGTTAGGGTGTTTCGTCCTGCATTGTTGTAGAACTTTAGGGCTGCTTGCCCCTTTTCGTCTAAACCAAATGTTATGTTGCGTGCTACGGCTCCAAACACTTGCATCATTGCTCCGGTTAGGTCTATGTAGCCTGCTCCGGTGTTGCGTGTGCGAAACTTTAAGCCGTCTATGGCTCCTGTTTCGTCTACCGAAGCTACGATGTTGCCTTGTTGGTCTATATAGTTGAAATGCTTACTACGGGCGTTTATGCTCATGTCGTTTCCATTAAGGTATATGCCAGCAGCCTGCATACTTTCAACGACGTCAGGGTCTTTCCACGTGGTGGCTTTAGTGCCTTCTTCCAGTTGTATTTCTGATATATAGGCTTCTCCATTGCGGGTGCAGCCTATGAATATCTGCAAGTAGTTGTAGCCTTCTTCTATGTCGAAGGTGTAGGTGTATTGCTTCCACACGCCGTAAGACGATGGTATGTTGGCATAGCTTGTTTTTGGTGCGCTCATGTCTTTCGACTTACTGCGCTTTATTTCTATGTATGGCTGGTCGCTGCCGTATATTCGCACAAACATTGACAGCGTGTAAGTGCGTCCACCCATTGCTTTTATTACAGGGAATTTGCAGCCGTTCCATTCGTCTTGTGTGGCTCCGTGGCGTGATATGGATAGGTAGGGATTATCGAAGTGGGCAACGCTGGGATACTTTACGATGGTTACGTATTGCGCACGTTGCAGACTTAGCAGTTTGGGCAGGCGCAGACTTGCTCCTTTCAGTAGGTTTACTCCGCTGAAGGTTTGTTGGCGTACCTCCAGCTGTATGTTGTCGGCTGTTTGCTTTATGGTTGATATTTTCTGCTCCAACCCTTGCTTGTCGGCTGCGTTTTGTGCTATGATGCTTTGGAACTGCTTCTGATTGGCTTCAAACTTTGCCTCGTTCCATTTCTGCGCACTCACTACAAATTCTACTCTTGCCGTGCGAGTTTGCCCTTTGTAGGTGGCTGTTATGGCTATGTGTCCGCTCCATTGGTTGGGGCTTATGCCGTCTACCACGATGTTTTGCTCCACCAGTCGGGCGTAGCAGTTGTAGGGCGTTACGGTTGTTGATGTAGGGGTTACTTCTGTTTGCCCCTCGTATAGCACTACTTGCACTTTGCGCTGCGTGGTGTTTTCTATTTCGCCATCTCGGTTTGTCTCAAACGTTAGGCTGGTAGGTGTGCATACCAATGTTAGGGCGTTGTCGCCTGTGTCGCCTTTTTGTCCGTCCGAAACGTTGGTTATTGTGATGTATGCTCGTGCTATTATCATCGGTTATATAAGTTTTTTAGATGTAGGGAGGACCGAATTGCCCTCCCTGTTTCGAGAGTGTTTTATGGGTGAGGTTGAGTGCCACCACCAGCGGGTTTGCTGCCTTTGGTTTTCTTTGGTTTTGGTTCTACACGCTCGTAGGTTACGCCCTCGAGTGTGAAGTATCGAACCGATGGACGTAGTTTCACCATTGGCTTCTTTATGTCGCGAGTGGCGTTGAAGTCTTCAATGTGGTCTACGGCTTTCGACTTGAACGATGGCGATAGTGTGCCAATGTCGCCAAAGTCTACGCTTTCTCCGCTCTCTACGTGCTTCTTCGCCATTTCGGCAGCCAGGCGCAACACAGCTTCCACTTCGGCACCTGTAAAGGTGGTGGCGTGTGCTACTTCTTCGCAGAATTGGCGGTGGCTTACTCGTTGTCGGTCGGTGGGGCGTGCTATGTACACCTTTTGCCCTTTCTTCGGACCTACACTCATTTTCTGTTCTCTAATTGTGAAACTTAAACATTTCGTCATAGTTGTAAAATTTAAAGAGTTAATATAAAAATGTATATCTATGGATCTACGCTCGTATATCCCTGGATCTACGCTTGTATATCCATAGATGTAAATTCGTGCTTATATACTCACCTCGCAATAGAACGTTGCCTTTGAGTCTATATCGGTGGCTGCCACAACGAGTGGGTTACCTGTTTTCTGTGCCGAAGTTGTGCCTGCAAAGTTCGATTTTGTGCCGTTCTTGTCGAACTTGGTCCACGTGTAGGTGAACTTCTTTGTAGCGGTGGCTTCGTCCTCAATCTTTTCTGTGCCACGATACACTCGGGCGCAAAGCGTGGTAGAGCCTTGTCCGTTCTTAATCTGCAAACCTGTGGGCGAGAAGAGTTCTACCGAATAGGGGTCGGTGCGGTCCTCAAAGGTTACAATGGCTTCCGATTTGTCGGTGCCGTCGATGGCTTCGCATTTAAAGGTTTGCACGTTCAGCACGTCGCTTGCCTTTACGGTGAGCGTTGATACACCTGCGGCAGTTGCAATGCCCTGTGAGAGCAGCTCCCACGTTTGCGTCTTTAAGTTCAGCGAGTACCACTTGTAAGTAATGCCGTCCGTGTCCTGCGTGCCGCCACGGTAGCATTTGGCTTCTGCTGTAAGCGTATTAACGTTGTTGCTTGCATCGAAGCTGTTTCCCTTTGGCTGTGTGAGTATAACCTGAAAGAGCGCACCAGCGTTGGCAGTTTTGACAACGAAGCCTTGCGCCTCGAGCGTGGTGTCTTGCCCCGTTTCGTCGTCGTGGTAAATAGCCGCTATTTTTATGGGTAGCGAGTTGTCCGTAATGTTGCCCTTTATGGTAAGGGCACCACCTGCCGATATGGCAGCCGCAGAGTATTGTCCGCTGGTCTGCCCGGCATTCACCAACGTACCGCCAACTTTGTATATCAGTGCGGTAAGTTTGCTCACAAGGTTTGTGCCGTTGCCCGTAACGTAAACCTTTGGCGTTACCACGTTGTTGTCGCTGCCAAAGTTGGGCGTATACACCTTTGTGTCGGGGTTATACATCTGCACCGGATACTTAATATCCATAAGCAGCTGCACTTGTTTTGCGTCGTTAAGGTCTACTATAGTTACCTGACCTCTTGCTTTAATTGTAGCCATTGCGTTTTGAATTTAATGTTTTATGAAAGTTATTCTATGTTTACTATACAATCAATCTGCGCCTTCAGGTTCACCTCTTCGGCACTAATGGTGGTTCGGTTTCCAATTGCCTCGTGTCGTGCGTTCCAAGCCGTGTCGAAGTCGGTATTGCCCGATTGTATCACCCACGAGAATTGGTTCGGCAGAAGCGAGGCTGTAATGTCCTGCTCGCCGTGCAGCACGGTAGCCACCAGCACAATTTGCCCCTGCCCGTTGTGTATGACGTTGCCCCCACTTTCTGAATGAATTTGCACCGTGTAGGGCGATGTACCGTCTTCGCCTTTAGCAGCATACTTTTTCCACTTAGTAGATTGCTCGGTAGGCTCGTCGGTGTTATTGTTTTCTATCGATAGCCACGTGCCGCCACCATAATACCACGCTTCGTATCGGGCAGCCACCGTACCTACGGTCCAGTCGCCACGATATATCACGTTAGGAATACGTTCGCCATCGGCACTAATCCATTCGAAGCGTTGGCTGTTCATATAAATCTTGTCGCTGGAAAGGTGGAATATGGCGTTGCCTTTAGAGAGCGAAAAGTCGTGAATGTTGCGATATACCTCGATAGTGCCACCCTCCTCCTTTGAGGTGGTAATCATTGTAACATTCATTCTGTTGCGGTTCAGCGTAGGGTCAATGCCGTTAGCAACGTCCCACAGCGTGTTATGCCCACAAAGCACAATGTTGTCGCCCGCCATTGGAGCATCGTTGTCCGTGCTTTTATCCCGATAAGCGTCATCGGCAGTAATAACGATATACGCCTTTTCGGTAGCCGATTTCTGTGCCACCGCTGACACGCATCGCCAGTAGTAACGGTTGCTCACGTTCTCGTAAACCCCAGCTTTGATGTTGAATGTCTGGCATAGTGCTTGGTCGCCCGGCTCCCAATCGTTCGTAATAGCCTTTTCGCCATCGTCCGTGTGCAAGTAACATTTCCAGCCACCACTAACAGGCACCACCTTTTCAATCACAGCATTCGCCCCTGAAAGCACAATATTGCCCCCAATGTGCTTATACTCATCAATCTGTAGCGAACGAAATATAGCCTTGCCAATCACCTCTAAGTAATCAATCTGTCCGTGCGCCCTGCCATAGCTATCTAACCATACCTTGAAACCATTCAGTCCTTGTGCAAAGCCTATGGTCTGGAGACTGTCTCCAAACGTAATACCCTTTAAGAACGTTATTAACTCTTTCGCCGTGTCGGCTTTTAGCTTCGAAAGGAAACGATCTTCCACTGGCTCTTCTAAATCACGAGCTTTATCAGCGTAGCCAGCCTTTATCTTGTTTCCATTCTCCAGCAGATAGCCGTTCAGCAGCGAAAGACTTTGCAGCAGCGAGTAGTTCGTATGGGTGTGCCCTACGCCACCGTTAGCAGAGTAGCTTTTCTCAAGCACTTCTACAATAAAGTCAATAATGGCAGCTATCGTGGTAACGTTCCATTCATCGGCATACGGATTCTGAACAGGAAAGAGTGCCCCACCACTCAGATTGAGTCTTTGGAACTCAACCAAGCGTGGGGCGATGGTAAAAGAACCCAATTCGGGAACTTTTATATCCATCATCTTTGCCGGTACTGCACTTCTGCGAAGATTGAGATACGGACGTGCATCGGCAAACTTAAAAGTAAAATTAAAGTTAGAAGGCAGCTCCTTTGCTTCGTACGAAGCCTCGCTATCGGTAACTACTATCCTGCGTATATAGTTATCGATATAGACATATTTCCCGAGAGAGGGGAAGAAGTCGAGCAGCCATCGGCGTTCCTCCTTGTTAAGATGACCAGTGTTCTTCTTATATTCGCGAGCAGTATCTACACGATATTCTTCTGCATCGTTTTCAATCTCGGCAATGTTGTGCGTGTGCTTTGCCGTAAACGTTGTGTCGCCATACGCACGAAAGGTATCAATACCACCGAGCGAGTTCTCAAACAACACCCATTGCTCTTCCTCGCTCCTGATATCCGAAGCATAGTAGCGTTGAATATACGTCAGACGCTTACCTTCGGTATCTTCTACCCACACATCGTAATATAGTGGGAGAAAGCCGAAGAGCTTAGCCATAATGGCATATTGCACAGGTATTGTCTGCGCTTTGTCTTTCTGTAAGTTTGCTAAGACTTTAACATCGCCTTTTACAGCACCCATAAGACGCCCCTCATAATAGCCCACGCACTTAACGAAGCCTTCTGTCAGCGCATAGTAAGTAAGGAACTCAGGAGTATTGTAGGTAACAGGCTTCACGGTGGGCTGCCACGTAAGGAAGTTGCCTTTCAGGAAGTTCTCTGCCGAATCAGCCAATCGGTCCACTCCTGCACGGATAGCCGTAAAGGTAAATGCCTTAGTCTTTTCTCCTTCATAGCGTATTGTAACCTTAAATTCGCGTGCGATATGGTTCTGCAAGTATGCACTCTCAATATCCTGAAGCTCGAAATATAGCAATGGTGCTATAACATCTTCAAGGTTAATCTCAATTCTGTTGTGAGAGTCTGGAGTATAAGTGTGCTGCACTATCGGTGCATTGTTTTCAGCGTAGCTTAAAATAAATATTACCTCTTGCTCGCTGGAGAGAACTATTCTCTTCATTGAGCCTACAAGGCTTATATTGTCGGGCTTTATAATTATATCCATAGTAAGCAATATATTTATCGCAAAAGTAACAAAACATCACATAGTGGTAAAGGACAACTTACCAAACGTCTGTAGCGTCCTTTTCCACACATTCCAGCCATACGTCTGTACGTGAGTATTTGTATTTAGCACTACGCCAAAACGACTTATGGCGTACCTTTTGCGAACGATAAGAACTCTGTTTCATAAATTCCACGCCTAAGTACTCTTTAGAAGCCATAGGTGGATACATTGTTATAAAAGCCCTATCTTTATCAGGACCTGAATTATCGTAAACCGACCCTGAAACTTCTACGATACGCGACCTACCTACCCATTTGTATTTTGTGTTCATGGCAGGAAAGAAGCTATCAATACTGGGAGCTACAACTACGGGATCCATGAGCGATATTGTCTTCAATTCAGACTCCATAGGTTCGTCTTTGCCACCTAAAACAAACTTTAGCTTGTTAAAGAAAAAAGCTACACCTCTAATAAGAACCTTACTATATGCAGGGAGATTCTGTTTCTGCGACTGAGAAAGCAAGAGTTTCACCTTCAGGTCGTGCAAAGAATTACGCAACAATAAATCGTAATCCTTATAAAAGCGTGCAAACACACCTTCATCTCCATTGTAATATAGAGCGTAGTCGAACAATTTGTTTGCCTTCTTCCAATCGGGAGACGATATGTCGTATGGAGAAATAGTTCCCACTGTACGACCATTAACAAAAGCCGAAAAGGCTAACATAGTCTTCTCCTTATCAGCATGTTCTGTATCGCTATCTTTATCGTCTCCAGCAATAACCATTTTCGAGTTAAGAGATTTATATTTACCCACGAATAGGTAGTGCCCTATATCGTAATCTTTCTTTAGGTCTTTAAAATCAACCTTATATTGCAAAGCCCTAAACTCTGGTATAAGTTCAGGAACTTTCACCTCTTTCGGTTCCAATTGTTCTCCAGTGTTGTAATCTTGCGACCCTTCGCCTATCTTTGTAATTAAGCGGAAGTCTCCTGAAAAACCAATCTTGTAGAAAGCACCATCTCTCTGGTCGAAATAAGCAGCAGGGTTAGACTTAGCCATATTGTTAAAGTCTTCGTATGATTCTGTTGTTTCGCTTCCAAGTTTATCCTCTGGAGTAAGCGTTATGCGCTGGTAATCCTTTTCTGTTTTGTATGCAATGGTAGGTTCTTCTGTCATATTATGGGTAAGATCGGTTGTTGGCGTGCTTGCCATAACATCACGCAAGAAAATAACATCAGCAGTACCTTTACCTTCGTTAGCCGTGAACTCGCAACAAAACTTCTTGCGAAATACAGCAATAAACTCCGAGCAAGTTATATTAGGAACAAGATCGGCAAGACGTATCTTACCCTTTACAATGGTATCCATAACATTGTTAAGTACCACCATCTTATCGAATGGATCCGTTTCGGTAAAGAAGTTTGGCAACAACTTGTAACCGAAATAGGCAAACACTCGTTGAAGAAGATAGTTGGCACGAATAAAAGGCGTAATATAATAGCCTTCGTTCAGGCTAATAGAAACGTTTTCTACATACTCTATTCTCTTTGTAGCGTTGTAGAAGTCGGAATCTGGTGTAGTCAAATCGGGGTTAAAAACATTCACTATAGGTATTTCCAGTGCTGTTGGTATACCAGGAATATGTTCGATGACTTTCTCAACAGTCTCGTCTTTACCAAAAGCATTGAGAATTTTATAATTAAAACCTGTAGATTGCCCCGAGTCGTCCTCAACCAATAAAGGAAAGATAGAGAACTTATCATTCTTATTATTGCGCAAGCCACGGCAAAACGCTATAGCTTGCTGTACTGTAGACACTCCAGGAACGCATTCATCTTTGAAAATATCCTTTAGCTTTACATCTTTTATCTTAGAATAGAAAGAACCATCGTTAAGATAAAATGATGTAGATATTTTTCCTTTATGTGTCGCATTTAGCACCATCTGCCGACATTGAGCAAAGAACTCACCGTCCTGTATGGTTACATCGATAGGACGTATTTTCTGCATACCTCCAAATGTTTCAGGAAACGCAAGCATTCTGCGATTACGTGGCGAGGTAGGCAAATCAAGCGGAACGGTACTCTCGCCATAATCATTGAAGAATGGATTCGTGCGTTCTACTTCTATTTTTGTATCGGGCGAAAGATTGTAGTCTTCGCCCATAGAAAGATTTGTTATTTTCATATCTGCATGGATTTATTTTGACGCAATGCGTCTTACTTGATTACGAAGTTTCTGCTGCGCATCAAAATCATCGAGCGCAACATAAGAGCGAATGCCATTATTGCGGAGTTCTTTCAATGTCTCCAATAACTCCTTATTATATTCATCTCTATGGTTAATTACTGTAGGCATTGGTTGTGATGTTGGTGCAGATGGAGTGATATATCCACCTGCAGCACGTCCTTGCGCCTGGTGTAAGAGAAACTTATTCATATCCAATGTGCGGATATTACCTGCACGTTGTGCTTGGTCGATAATATTCAGAAATGGAGCCACTGTCGGGTTCTCTACAGCAGCGTTGGAAGCTACCCATTCACGGCTACGTCCATATCCACCCTCGCCAACAATAACTGTTGGTTTGTCAATGAAACCACGGCGATAAGGGTCATAGTCAGCATGGAAGCGTTTGCCGTCCTGCTCACGTTCGACATCAATGCTTCCACCACTTTCGAGACCTGTAACGACACGAGTTCCTGAAGCTGAAGATGCACCTCCGGCACCATTGAGCGACATACGTTTTACTTTCTGACGTTCTGCATTGGCTGCAGCGAGTTGGGCAACGCCAGTCACACCCATCAAGGCAGCAGCAATAGAGCCAGCGATTGGACCAAGGTCTGCATAAGCCTTCATAATTGAGGTTGCGGTGTCAGCTATAATCTGAGAGGCTTTAATTGCGAAATTAACATCAGCATACTTCTTTTGTATCTTTAGTTTTTCATCCGCTTTCTTCTTTTCAAGTTCTGTGGTATCTTTGCCTGCTTTCTTAGCAGCTTCAATCTCCGCATCATACTTCGCATCGACGTTTGCTTCTTCTGCTTGCTGTAGTGCCTGAACTGCTCCACTGGAGAGGTTTGAGTAGTAGTCGAACGTCTCCTTCATCTTGGCGATCTTCATATTCTTCACTGCCTCTTCATACTCTTCTTCAGATATCTCTTTGTTCTGAAGGTGCATCTTCAGCTGTTCCAGTTCTGCATTATAAAGTTCCTGCTGTGAGACAAGACCATACTGCTGACGTATCTGAAGGCGGTGTTCTTCTGCCTGCTGATCAAGAAGGGTAAGAGCCTGCTGACGTTCCTGCTCATTGAGTAGAGTGTCATTCTCTATCTTCTTGCGACGTGCGGCATACTGGTCTTCGAACGTGTCAAGCCCATACTCCTGTCGTGCTTGTGCCTTTTGCTGCTCAAGTTCTTTTACCTTTGCAAACTCTTTATCCGCATATTCTTTAAGAATATTCTGCCGTGCAGTTTGATAAGCAGTTTCTACATTATTGGTATCCTTTCCATTTTGTTTAGCCAACTGGAGAGCTGCTTGGTAATATCCGTTCAGAAAGTCAAGTTCTACATCTCGTTCTTCCTGCAGGGTCAGCGTTTGTTTCACTGCCCCTTGCTCGGCTATCTTATTCATTAATTCCTGATACTTCTCTTCTGCAGCGATACGGCTCTCGGCTAATCCCTGTTCAGCTTGTGTAACATTCTTCTCTTGCGAACTAATAAGTTCTTTTTTCTTAGTAGCATCCTTGAATCCAAGGCTCTGTGACTTATCGTAGTAGTTCTTTTCAATCAGAAGCAGATTTGAAGCATGCTGCGTTTTTAAAGTAGTGACTGTAATATCATACTGTTCCTGCGAAATCTTCTTCTGAGTAAGCATCATATTGAGGTTATTTAAATCTTTTTGATAAGCTGTATTTGCATTATCCACCTCATTCCTTCTTGCAGATGAGAAGTTTTTCTTCGTTATCTCATCAGGATCTTTACCTTTTTTTACTTTCTTTTTTTTCTTCTTCTTCTTTGTTGGTTTACTGTATTCCAGTTGCTCCTTCCTTGCTTCAAGACTGGCAATCTGCGCATCAATAGCTTTTAGCCCTTTCGTGTCGCCAACCTTTATCGTCAGTCGCTTTCGTTTCAAAGCCTCTATTTTGGCATCAATAGCATCCAGTTCAGTACCTATTGTTCCTTTCTTTGCACCAGAGCCGCCATTACTTCCACCACTGGAACTAAACATCTTCTTACCGAACTCTTTACCAATTGCATTCATAGAAGCGTCAACCACTTTGATCTCGTCTTTCGTTTTTTGAAGTTGTCTTGATAACGTCCCAACCTCCCCAGAGTATCCCATGGAAGCACCGACATATGTAGGAGCGTATGCACCTCCCGTTGTCTGAGGTCGTCCTGCATTCTGTTGCTGAAATTGCGCCTGCTCTTTCTTCATATCTTTGAGCTGTTGCTCTTGTTGTCGCAGCTGTATGATTAGTTTAGCTTTCTTTTCTCCTAATTCTTTTAGAGCATTCTGTGCACCTTCAAGTAAAGCCTTTTCCTTTAAAGCGTTCAGATAGCGTGTGAGAGCCTGCGTGTTCTCATCATAAACCTTTCCTTCATGCGACAGCTTTGCTGTATAGTCAGGTACAATCTTTTGTAATGCTTCAATCGCACCCTGTCGTTCGGCAAGTGAGAGAGAATTATCGTGAATGCGCTTAGTGAGCATCTCTATCTTAATACGTTCCTCCTCCACCTTACGACTGGCTTCTGACTGAATATCGTTGAGTTTCTTTTGTGCTATGGTGGCAGCGTCGGCACGCTTATTAAACATCAGTAACGCACCAACAACGAGTGTTATAGCCCCAAGGATAACTCCCCAAGGACTAAGTTTAAGAACGATATTGAAGGCTTTTTGCAAAGCAATAGAAGTCTTCATTGTCTTGTTGAGAACTGCGTGACGTAATACAGATAACTGTAACATAGTATTCTCAACAGCGGCTGCAGCAGCCTTGATCTTACTGACAGCGACGGCACGCAGGCTCCACAGATAAGAAAGTTTCTGCCCTGCGACATAAGCAGTATAAGTAGCAGTAAGCAGGACAACAGCTTTCGTAAGCAGAACAAGCGTGTTGCGATGTTCAACGAGGTATTTGATAGCTTTAATGGCTCCTACTTGTATCTGACCATAAATATCTGTAAATTCTTCCTTGATGGGCAGCAATGCCTTACCAAGTGCTAACTGTGCATTTTCAAGTTCGATGGTACGCTGCGCAGCTCGGTCGGCAGCAGAGATATACGTTTCACCTGCTGCTGCGAGATTTTTTTCTACGATGGTTGCTACACCTTTCATAAAGTCGCCCGTTTCTTTGGTTTGTTCTTTTATTTCGGCTGCAGAAAGTCCAAGGTTATCGAGTATCTGTGGGGATTGGCGTCCAAGACCTGTAACGATGGAATCTACCATATAATCGAGCGATTGTCCAGTCTGCTGAGCTTTTAATTGAGCAAAAGAAAGATACTTGCCGAGGTCTTCGAGTGGAATGCGGAAGTCTTTTGCCTTTACGGCAGCCTTCATCAATTCAATGTCAGATACTGTTCCTTTGGTCGCATCGCGGAGAGTTTGAAGATAATCCTCCGTACCTATCTTTTCAAAAGCGTGAACTACACCATCAGCTGATTCTGCCAACTCTACACTCTTATCTATTGTTTCTGAGAATTCCCCAGCTATCGACTTTCCTACTCGGGCGACTAACTCTAACGTTTTTATGCCCAATTGTCCTAAAAAGAAATTGTTATAATCATCAGAAGCAAGAAGCTCTTTGAAATTTTTTGCATTTTGTTTTAATTCTGATATTCGGGCATTTACGGTCTGAATATTTTTTTCCAGAGCAGAGTATTGCTGTGGATTTAGAGCCTTAGAGACATTGTCCAGTTCTTTCTGTAAATACTTAGACTGTTTCTTCAACTGAGACATTGTCATTGCATTTATATCCAGCGAGCGTGTTTGCTCCTGAATACGAGAACTCAACTCACGAATCTGTCTACCAGTATCCTTGTAGGAAGCAGCAAGGTTTTTGTACTGCTCGGTTTCTTTCTTTCCCGATGCTTCAAGTTTTATCATTTGCTGCAGTCGCTGCTTGTTCTCATTTCTGAGGGACGCTGACTGAACTTCGAGTTTATGGATTTCCTGTTGTGCCTTTGAAGTCTTGACATCAACAGTATATTGAATTTGGTCTTCTGATAGATGCTTGTTTGCCATACTATTTATGGGTTAAATGATTTATCTAATTGGTCGTGAATGGTCTTTCTTACTTCATCGGTGAAGCCATAGCGAAGCTGTGGGAATGTTTCATGATAGAGCACACCCCACACCACACGGTTGTAAAGAGCGAGGTTGCGTCGTTTGAACTTGGAAATACGGTCGCGTCTGCGATACGCCATGTCGAGAAAGCGGAGGTAAGGAAGAATGCGGACAAATATTGTATGAGAGTCGCTGGTGATGCTGCTCTCAAAAGAATGCTTTGAAAGCAGTGTGATAAGCCTTCTTGAGCGTAGTTGATAATTACTACGCACTACAGATTCCTGTGTGGCATAAATTTTCAAGAGACCCTTCTGCAGGGTTTCGTGAACGAACTTTTTACGAACGAGACTGTCTGTTACCATACTTGCTATTTATATTGCAAATATAGTAACAGACAGTTATAAATTAAAGGACAAGGATTTTTCTATTTAATGAAATGCCTGTATAGTGGTATACCTATTATTGGGGTTAAGAACATGCACAGTCCTAAATAGAACAACTTTACAGACCATGGCTCACCGTATGTAAAGAACGGCATCAGAATAAGCGATATTAAAAAAAAGAATATTTCTAACATTACCATAATCAAAATATTTATTTTAATGCAAATGTAAAACTTATAACTGAAAGTTGCAAATCAATCTTTGAGTATTTGACTTTCTATGGCTTTGAATAATTCATATACTACTTGAGGAACCATAGAGTTGCCGAGGGCTTTTATTGCTTCTTGCCTCCATCGGACAAAAGAAATGGTAAGACGAGATACATCAAAGGGAAGCCCATCATTTCCGATACAAACAGGGGAGACAGTTGGGAAGTCCCTCCACCAATCTTGTGGGCAATTTGTTCCGCTAAATTGCTCTGTTCCGCGTTCGGCTTTCTGTGCGCCTTCAGATTGTCCATTGTCATCATAGACCTCCTGCCATCGCTTGCCGTCGGAGTTAGCAACCAATCCATCTTGCTGAATATATCTAGCAATCCTTTCTGCTTTGAGTTCTCGCCTCGTTTCTTGAAATCCTGCGCACAAGGTGTCGGTAGAATCCCATGAAAGTTGATATAATCCATCAGTCCGCTCGGACGTCGCTCGCCATTCTTTCTGCTGCCCATTGTTCGACCTCCCTTCTCTTTCAATTCTTTGATACGTTTGCTGCGCTGTATCTCTACTGCAAGCGGAGTCGGTAGTAACTCTAGAGAATAGAACTTCTGCTTTCCGTTCTTGCATACCTTTAGTCCTTGCGTTATAGGAGTTGGAAGCATTTCTTTGGGCAATGAACCACACCCGATCTCTTTGATGGGGCGCACCGACGGAACAAGCCGGAATAACAAACGGCTGCACGGAATATCCTTCACGTTCAAGATCTGTACAAACGGTTTCGACAACGAACTGCTGTTCTTTTCTATATATATTGTCGTTCTCTTCAAATAAAGAGGGCGTGCAACCCACTTTAACCGCCTCAGTGGGCTGTACCATTGTGAGGATTCCAGCAACATTTTCACCAATGACGAAAGAGGGCTGTATTTCCCTGATAGCTCGTAGCATCTCTGGCCAGAGGTAGCGGTCATCGTTCGCTCCAAGTCGCTGTCCAGCTGAACTGAAAGGCTGACAGGGGAATCCGCCTGTAAGTACGTCGATTTCCCCTTGCCATTTTTTAAAATCTGTTGTTTTGATGTTTTCATAACCGATAGAATTTGGATACCAATAATTAAGAATAGTTTTGCAGAACTCACTGATCTCGCAATGAAAGACATTTTGCCAACCTAACCAATAGGCTGCGAGCTCGGGTGCTCCAATACCACTGAAAAGTGATGCATGTTTGATACCTTTCTCATTCATTTCCTTATGTTTATTTGTCAATGGCAAAATTAGAAACTTCTACTTTATTTGTAAAGGACACCTCGTCTCACGACAAAATGTCCCGACAAATAAACATCCAATAAATGAATGTCATGGTAGAATTTATCGTTCACGGAATAACCATTTGAATTCCAGTCCCTGCGAGCCACGGCGATTGCAGAAATCGAAACCTGCATTGCGGAGAGCAGAGAACACCTCTGTTGGCGCAACTTTTGCCGATGGATCGATTTCCCTGATGGCATCTACCACTTCGGCAGTGGAAAAGAAATGGGTGGCATCAGCTGGCGTAGGGGCTGGGGCGTAAGTCTTCTGCAATGCAGCTATATAGATACTGATGTCGGTTATTGGTTGTTCGGTGTTATTTTCTTTATTGCTCATATATTGAAAAATTTAAATTAAAAATTCAGTCCATCTACTTCCTCTGGGCTTTCAGGGCAGAGGGCATTGAGTGTTTGCAAATCGTTTTTTAGAGCACGGATACTTTGCAGCATTTTGAACGTGCCTGGACGTGGTTCTCCTGTAGCTTCGACAAAGGTGCCATTACAGTCGGAGAAAATTTTATTTTCTATATCTTCCAATGTGGCAAGATATCCGAGGAAAAATCCACCGCCCACCATTTCGTTAAGGGCTGCAATGGTGTCCTGACTGACGTATGTTAGAGTTTGATTTATTGGTCGGGTCATTTTTTGCCTCCTTCCTTATCTGACTTGTTTACACGATGAACAAGATAACCTGCACATAATACAGATATTAGTGCGGTTGTGGGGTGTTGTTCCACGCATACTGCAGTGAAGCCCATGCACAAAGTTACAAGATTGATGCGAAGTGCCAAACGACGAGTTACTGTAAACTCGCAAATTCGGCTGTAAAACTCACTCTTTGTGTCGAGCCAAAGGTTAATAGACTGGATTTTGCGCTGTATCGTAGCACGTACGTCGAGCTGCTTGCGCTCTTGCGTCTCGGCTCTGAATTCAATTGTCTGTTGCATATTACGCTTTGTTTGACATTGCCTGGTTCCGCCAGGTACGGACACAGAAAAAGCGGATACTCTTCCTGTCGTCAAACAAAGCGATTTCGCACCGAAGGGCAATTTCACTGGAAGGCATCCGCCATATTTTCATTGCAGCGAGGCTGCTATACATGGGCATAAAAATAAGCCCATCGAATTTTTAATAAGTTCGGGGCTTGAAGTTCTTCTCGCCCTTCTGTTGCGTATTACTACGCTTTGTTTGACAGTTGCAAAGATAGAAAGTATTTTTGTAACTGCCAAATAAAAACGCAATTATTTTTGCGTGGCGTAAAAATTACGGATAAATATCAGTAGTCCAAGTTCCATGCAAATCTTCATCTAAATCTGTTGCGCCAACACGCATTAATTGCAATCTACTCCATTCCCAGTTAGAGATAGATTTCCATTCTCCACCTTTATAATGTAGGCGCAAATCAAACTTGTGTTCTACACCGTCAACAGTGTAATGACCTAATACATTATAGGCATTGTCCCCCATTATAAAAATTTCTTCATTTGAGAAATCAACATCTGAAGAAGTATGCAAATTGACTTTAACGATTTGCCTTGCCATTGTTATTGCTCTACTTTCCACTTCTGTCTGTTCCGTCGTATATAACTCTGTGGAAGTGGTTTCTGTATCGTCAGAGCAGCCTCCCACGATGAAAAAGAAAAATAGACTCAGCAGAAGTACTGTTACGCATATTACAATACAGCTACATCCTGTTTGTTTCATTTTATTTGATGTTTATGGTTAATATTCTTTACGAAGACACGAGAATAATACAAAGAAGAGAATTTAAGAGATATGAGAATGGGAATATGTCTATTTTGACTCATTCACTTAATTTTTACTTCTCTTTCAAATTCATACCTTCTGTAATATCCTCGTCTTTTTCGACTTGTTTTACCAGAACATAATGATATACATTGGAGCTACCACTTGTGATAGCATAAGTTTGAGTTAGTGTCCAGCCTCGCTTTCCCATATAATTGAGAGCGTCCATCATAGAGTTGAAAGAGATTTTCTTACCATTCTCATCATAAAGGTGTGCATCTGCCCACTTTGATTGTCCAAAATCGACTTCTACTGTAACTTTAGTGCTAAGAAATTTAGAAGTTCCTACAAGTTCGCAGTAAGCGTCGTGTTTTGCTTGTGCGAAACACGCGATAGTACTTGCAAGAAGCAGCAATGTGAATAATACTTTTTTCATGAATCTTTTATTTTAATTTGTAAATAAAGTTCTATCCTTTTCCCCAGACAGCATTAATATAATTACTCATATTTAAGACATGTTTTTTGTGTGAAGCTCTTGCAATAAGATGTATAAACTTTTTGTAGCCCTCACCTTCTATAATTATAGGATAATCCGAGATCCCTACAACTTGATGACTCTTTTTGTACCCTTCAAAAAGTTTAGAAAATAACCTGCTGCGATATTCTTGGGGTGAAAGGTCTTTATTCTTGCCTTTAGTATTCCGATTCGGAATGGAATTCATATCATCACAGAGGTAATACAAAATAAGTCCTTGATGCTGTGCAAAAATACTGGCTAACCAAGTGGAGATTTGGTAAAGAACTTTATAGCAAGTATATTGCTTGCCAGCTGTTCGTTCAATGATTATTTCCCCTATTTGTAGATTATTATTAAAAAGCATCTGCTGAATATCGTCAGAGAGCAAAGCTATATCTACGTCATTTACAGAAAGAATATATTTGTCACCGTCTTGGGTTTGAATAGAATATGTTTCTTCCATTTATAACATGATGCGTATCGTGAATTCTTCAGGTTTCATTTTGCGCAATTTCTCTACCTGAGTACGCTTGTTAGCTCTCATTTTATCAAGAATTCTCCTTACCTCAGGAGTAGCCTTGATAACGGTTGTTGGGATTTTGCTACGTGCCATAATTAAAATAAGTCGATAGATGTCCGATGCAAATGTAAGAATAATCAATGAAATAAGCAAAATTCTACGCAATTATTTTTGCGTAACGCAATTTTTTCACTTCATAAAGCATAAAGCCCCTCGCATTGCGAGAGGCTAAAATGCACTCATAGGCGATGAGTGACTTTTGTCTTAAGGTCAATGAGAACCTCGCCTAAATATTTTCTGCTGCACGACGAATGCGGTTGGATAAATCGATAAGTGCGTCTCGCAGCTGCTCTGTTTCTTGTTCATTGAAGCCACCAGCACCTCCGTTGCCATCAATACCGTCCATTTTGTGGTAAAACCAAGAAGGAGACTTTTGAAAGTACGTTCCAGCGAAATCACGCCATGAAACCGCCATAAGGATGTCTTGTACTTTTCTTTTCATATCTGTAACCACTACTGGTCTTGTTATTACTGTTTCCATATCTATATAGCTATTTATGTTTTATCTTTTTTCTCCCCCTTAGTGAGGGGGAGAGGTTTGTTCTTAGTTGTATGGTGTCCGAACCATTGTGTCGAAGAGTTGTTGTAAGTCCCACAAGAGCTCTGGATAACCATTTGGGAAAGAGCGATTGTAATTTCTCATTCTTTCGAGGAGTTCCCGTTCTTCAGGTGTAACCTCCATCATTTCTTTTTTCTGTTTCATATTCTCATTGTTTTCTTTTGACAATACAAAGGTACTACAAATATTTGTAGTATGCAAATATTTACTATAAAAAATCGTAGTAAGATTTAATATTTAACATTTAAAAAGCCGTAGCAGTGGGAATACTGCTACGGCTGTAAAGAACGAGCTGGAGAGGGGTTATTCTATGATTATTGTTCTATGAATATTGTTCTATGAATATTATTCTATGGGTATTATTCTATCATTATTGTTTTATGGGTATTGTGCTGTGGGTATTGTTCTGTGTGATTATCGTTCTATGGATACGAAGCCGTGGGAAATAAGGTCGGCAAGGAATGCAGCAGGGCTGTCGGTGCTGACAAGATAGCCTTCGAGTTCCTGAAGGCGGAGGGCGAAGCGTTGCATATATTCCGCATCTGTGCCTTCGCTGTCGAAACGGCTGCCTGCATGGAGCTGGTGGAGGAACGACTCGGGGCTGTATGCTACAATTCTGTGGTTATCTCCTTTAATGCGGTAGGTTTTAAATTTTGGTGCATCTACTTGTTGATGTTCGGGGACTAAATTATGAGGAAGTCGGCTTTGTTTTTTTGCCAAATCCATAATAGTACCAAAGAATTCTTTTGGAGAGATGGTCGGCTTTTGCTGACCATCTCTTGTTTCTATTTTTATTCTTCTCATACTGCTAATTTCTTTGTTCTTATCTTTAGGTAAAGTTTTTCGCTTTCGGTGAGGAAGGGTATGTTCTGAAGGGTTGTGCCTGCCTGCACCTTTCCTTGTTTTGCAAAGGTAATCATTTTTGCGAGAAAATGTATCCAGGCTGACATTTTTGTGAAGTTGGTGGAACCTCCGTGCTGGCGAAACTCCACTGTGCGATGGCGAGCGTAGGCTTCGAGGTTTACCTTGTGGTAGCGGTTGTGAGAGAAAGCTGCTCTAAGGTCGCTAATGTTACGAGCGTGCTTGATAGAATTTTCTGTGATGGCAGTAAGTGCTTTGCAATATCGGTTGTTGCGTCGGCTGTGTGGCATAAAGTGGTCGATAACGTTCTCAAGGCGTTTGTAGGTTAGTATGAGGTTTTTCCAAGTTGTGAGGTCGAACTCTGCAGCGTCCATGTGTACGTGTAGTCCGCAGGTGTCGTTTACTTTGGCGTTGCAGAGGTCGAGCACCCAGCAGACCTTCTCAAGTTCCTCAATTCCTTGTTCCCCGTGGAGGATTGGGCTTACGAGTTCGAATGTGTTGTTTCCTGAAAGGCTGCTGTCTGTAACCAGTTTCCAATGGTCGGTGTGGTCGGTGTGGTTGTAGCCTTCTACCTGTACGTTTATTCCTGCTGCGGTAAGCTCGCGTGCCAGGCGTTCGCGTGTGCAGTTGCAGGCTTCAATCTCCACTCCGAAATTGCGGTTGAAGGTGTAGTCGATTACTGGGGCGATGGTTGCTGCAGTCTGTGCTGCTGTATTGGTTAAGCCCTGCATCATTCGCTTGTAGACGTTCTGCACAAATCCGTAGTTTCCATTTGCTACAAGGTCGGCTACTTGTCGGCGTGTTAGTCCAAGGGTGAGAAGTTTCTGTATCTTGGAAGTTTTTGTTCCGTTTTCGTTTAGAATGTTTTGTATTTGCTCGTTCATTTTCTTTGTTTTTATTTGTTCTTTATTGTACTGCTAAGGTAACACTATAAGTGGGAACGTGCAAGCTATATGGCTTTTATAACCAGTGGTTTAGCTTTGTTTATCTTGTGCTAAAGCGTGATAAAAAGAGCCACCACGATTTACGTGATGGCTCAGCGAAACAACCTAAAAACTAAAGAAACGTGAGAAGAAGATTTACTTTGCGAATTGGTAGAATTTTCCGTATGTTAGCCGGGTGTGTGGGTTGCGTGATATGATGTCCATTTTTACTTGTTTGCAGCCATAGCGAAAGAAGAGGAAGCGTTTGGGCACTCGGTGGACCATTATATCGAGCGTATCGGTGGCTGTTATTGTGCCTTGGAATAGCGAGTCGGACACGCATCCTGTTATGGTTAGCCATGGGTCGGTCCAGTTGAAGCATTTTAGTGTGTCGGGGATATATTGTGTTATTGTGTCGTGAAATGCTTGTAGTGTGGCTATTGGTTGTTTTATGATGGGTGCTACTATGTTTGCCGACATGGTTGTTCCGGCTGATGATGCTATGGATATTCTACTTGCTTTTATGCCTACTTGTTTTGCTATTTTTGCGAGGGTGTCGCCACTTTGTTTGAATTCGGTTGGTGTGAGTGTTACTGCTGGTGCTGATAGGTGGCTGTTGCCTGTTGCTGTTTGTGTTATTTCTACTTTGCCGTTGTGTAGCAGTATGTTTTGGTTTTCTTCGAGGCGGTCGCGGTCCGCTTTCATCCTGTTGTATAGATGAACGGATACTGATAGGCTGCCTAAGAGTGCTACTATTATGCCTATGAGAATGTATGTGAGTGGTATTTTTTGTATCATAGTTTTTTTATTTTTTTACGTATTCGCCGTTGTCGTTGAAGTCTTTCAGCCGTTTGATAAATGAAGTGGGTAGGATGGGGTATATTGCCTGCATATTTTCTATGCATGAGAAGCATTCTCTTACGAGCATGAATACGCAGAGGTAGGTGCTTATCCATTGTGTTGCTCCTACTATGGAGCCTTGCACGGTGGTGTTTGCTAACACGTTGGATAGTATTAGTAGGCAGATGTATATGCCTATTTTTTTGCCGAACTTGGAGAAGAAGCTTCCGCTTGATGCGTCTTTGTGCAGCAGGTGTTTCCATACTCCGAGTAAGGTGTCGAGGGTTACGGCTATTGCTATCCATTTTGCAAAATCCCAGTCTTGATAGAAGTACCGGGAGATGTCTGCCACGATGGACAGGGGCAGGGAGACTATTGATATCATTGGTATTCTTTTCATTATGTGAGCGTTTTTGATTTCTGTATGCAAAATTACTTTATTAGGTGTTTTTTGCAAAGGACTTGTATTTTTGGTGTATTTGTAGCGTGTCGGGGGCTATGCACGATAGCATTAGTGTCCAGCCTACGGAGTGTAGTTCTGTGGCTACGAAGGGTACGTATTCGGCTCGGGCGAGTTCGCCTCGCGATAGCCATTCTATGTTTCCTTTGTCGGCATCGGCGAGCATGGCTGCGTGTACTTTTGATAGTAAGGATAGTGTTTTGTCGGAGGCGAGCATGTGTTCGGCTGCGTCGCTTCGGTTGGGCATTTTGAAGGCTACGGTTACGGCTAAGCGTTGGGTTAGTTCGTAGGTGTTGTGGTTGTTGGCTGTCATTGACATTTCGCCATAGTCTACGAAGAGGAACGACCCTATGCATTTGTCGATGCGTGCTTGTAGTTCTTCGAACGATTGTCCGTATACGTAGTTGTCTATTTCGGGTACGCGCGACGTTTGGGGAAGTTGGCTTAGTTCTGCCACGAGTGTGTTGTAGCTTTCGAAGTGGCTTGTGCCGTTGGTAAACATGGCGAGTATGCCGTTTCGCGATGGGTATTGTGCGAAGTATAGGAATTGTTCTTTTATCATTGTTGGTTTGCTTTAGGGGTTTGATGTTTTTATATCTATGGATGTACGGGCGTAGATCTATGGATATACGAGTGTAGATCCATGGATAGAGGGGTGGGGCTTAGCTGTCTACTATTTCGTTTATTATGCTGACGGGTAGTCCTACCTCGTCGCTTATCTTCACTTTATCCCAGCCGAAGCCTTTCATATCGCGTACGGCATCGATGGTTTTCTTGCGCAGCACCTTCAGGTAGGTAAGCAAGTTCATCTGTTCTATCTGTCGTGAATCGCCAAGTCCGTCTTTCGATAGGTCGTAGAGTGCGTCTGATGCGTCGGTGGTGATGGGGTGTTCGGGCTTGAGCTTGAATTTGGTGAGTAAGGAAAATGCTGTTTTGCTGAACAGGTAGCTATTGAAGGCTTGGAAGTTGAACGATATAGCGGTGAGCATCTCGAGTGGTAATACTTCGAATTCTTTTGCCAGTGCGTGTGCGTGTTCGGAGCTGTATTCCTTTTCGGGGTAGTAGAGTATGGCTGCTATTAGTGGTAGCGACTTTTCGCCTTGTTCTATTAGCGAGCGTGCTTCGATGTATTGTAGTGCTGTGAGCGAGCATGTAAGTGTGCCATAGTCTTTTTGTATTTTGTAGGCGTGGTAGGTGCGGTTGTTTATGCTTATGGTGGGTATGAACTGGGCGCAGAAACAGAGGTCTACAACGTATTGATACTCTAAACGTCGCAGCACACGAGCAATGGGAATGTTCAGTCGGAATGGGTCTACCCTACGGCAAAGCTCGTAAGTTTCCTTGCTCATACCCTCAAGAACCTCGTTGTTGTTGGGGTAGTTGATTTGGAATAGGAAGGTGAGCTGTTCGGATATAGCTATAAGGTTTGCCACTTGCTCTTCGGTGCGAAAACGTCGCTTCTGCCATTTCATTATTCTGCACAGATGGTTGATGCGCACTTCGCCTGC